TTGAACTGCGGCTGCTTGTTCTGGCGAAAGTGCTTGCATCAAGCCTCGCGTCATACCAGCCTGACCTGTCATTTGGCCAAGTTCTTCAGCGCGAAGCTGCTCTAAGGTTTTACCTGCTTGTTGCGACGTGCTTAGCTGAAGTCCTTGAAAGCCCGGTTGACCGTTAACACCACCAAGGAATTGCCCGGTTTCACCGAACATTTGGCCCATGAGTTGAGGTCCGAACCTGTTCTGAAGTTCAAGAAATCCCGGGATGTTCTGACCATAGTAATCAAGCAGACCAGTTGCCTGACGACCAGCCAAAGTCGTTCCTTTATTTTTTTTCCCTGTTGACGTTTTGAAAATGTCAGTTGGCGCGGGTGCTGGTCCAGCTTTTCCTGCTTGAGAAGCACCATATGCTGACACTGCGCCACCTACTACGGTGGTCCCTACTGCTACCCAAGACATTAGCTCAACTTACCCCCGAAGTCGTTAATTGTGTTTTCCGTATAAGTTTTCATCATTTCAATTCTTTCTTGCTCGTATCTATCTTTTTTCCACGAATTAGCCCTTTTATTATCGTTATCAAAAAGCGGGTTTTCATTGGGATATGTCAAATATTCAACCATCTCATCAGGATCACTTATGTTTTCTGGGTTGGCGTGGAATGTCAGCCATGTTGTGTCTTCGTGAATGTAAAGGACCCTCTTTGTCCCTGCTTCAGTAACTCCGACAAATGGGGCTTCGTATTCTACGACTCCCGCCTGATCCATAACGCGCAACTTTCCAGACGCAATCACAAAAGGATGATTTGTTTTGTGCTTCATGCTTGTAAGCAATGATCCTGCGGGCATAAATATCTTTCGGATATACATTCCGGAAAGAAACAAGTGCTCTGTTGGAAAATAGCCATCTGGCATTTGAGCAAGTTGATACTCAAGCCGTTCAACATCAGAAGCGGAGGCAATCTCTTCAGCAGACGGAACCTTAGAAACAAACACCTCTTGGCACTCGTTTTCTTTCTCGGTTGATTCTAGTTGCCCTGTCACAATAAATTAGCCGATGAATATTAAAGAAACTTCTGGAAAGTTTTCGGACGCACCGCCAAGGTTCTTACTCTTCAGTGCAATGGACGATGTTGTCTTTGTTCCTGCATTTGGTCGTGCTATTAAAACCTCACCAGCGGAATCGTTATCTTCCCCGCTTCCAACATAAGAGTAATTGACGGATGGCAGAGCAGTTGTAAACGCCACGGTAAATGACCCCGAGGCCGTTTTGGTAACGCTTGTTACGTTGCCCGAGCCGCCCGTTGGGATGTATCGGGTTGTATTGTCGGAATTGGTGGACCCCGCTGCGTTTTTGGTCATGTCAAAAACCACCCATGCCCGCACACCGAAGATTGGGGCCGTCCCCGTTTGCGCCCCGCTTAACTTAGGGGCTGTGACGTTTGCATCAAGGATCTTGGCAGTGGTCACGTTTGCATCAAGGATCTTGGCAGTGGTCACGTTTGCGTCTAAGATTTTTGCGGTTGTCACATTGGAATCCGCAATCTTTGCCGTGGTAACGTTTGAATCTGCAATCTTTGCCGTAGTCACGTTCGCATCGAGGATTGCAGTTGTCGTGACAGCATTTGCAGCCAGCTCGTTTGACGTAATTCCACCAGCGGTGACAAATAACTTGCCGGTAGTAACGGACAGAGTGGAACCAATAACGGCGGTAGCCGTCATTATGCTTTGATCGAGGATGTTGTTCATCTTCGTGCTAGTGATTACGTCAGTAGCCGTGAAGGTGTAACTTGTATCAATTGCGCCGGGCATATTTTATCTTTGTGAAATGATTTGTCTATTGGTGACTGAACCAGCTACCTTTACTGAGTTGACCTTGGGTGATCCGATGGTCCTTGTCAAGATCATTGTTCCGGTGAAGCCTCTAATGCCGCCTAACCTACATCTGATGCTTGCCGTTTCAGCCTCGGTAACCGTGGTGGGGGTAAGCAACCCACCAAGCAGGTCGGTAGTTGTTCCTATGGATTGAGCGTCGTCAGGGTCTTCCGCTGCAAACGCAATGTCATATTCCGAGTTCTGGCCGGGAAGAGACTGGATGTTCACCTGTGCGTCGGTGAACCGCTTGCGTTCCATTGTTCCGAGGTCGTATCCTCTCGTCGTAAGTGACGCGTCAATTGCCGGAGACACAACGGCATTAGAGTTATCCACGTTCAGCGTGTCATTGGAGCTTTCAGATGCTTCAAGTTGATGCAGTCCTCCATTGGAAGTCACAACGTAGATGTTGTTTCTCTCGCTTGCGCTGCCAATCACGAAGTCTTTAATCAGGAATCGAGAGTCTCCAAAGGTGTCTAGTGACTCCCACCCCTTGTTAAGGAAGTTATACACCAAAATTGCGTTGTTCCCGTATGCGTCACCAGCCCCGCGAACGGAATCAAGCGGAACGGCAAGGTAATATCTGTTCTCAAACAGAATTCCCACCGCCTTGTCAGCATAATCAGCGTTGATCCGGTCAATATACGGCTGAATGTTCTTAGAAAGCGGCTCTTCAGTGCCTCGCAGGTTGTAATCGTTAAGGAACTCAATCCCATACACGCCGTCGTCGGACAAAAAGAGCATTGCGTTGCCGCGCATGACAACGGACCGACGAGCTAGGCATCCAATCTCGGACGTAAGCTCCATAACAGTGACGTCTAGAAGGCTTCCAAGCGTTTTCTTAACAAGATGAAGGCTATTCCTATTCAGGACAACCAATCCGTCGTCGTAAAACCCGTGCATCGCAACCACATAGTCAGCTGTTCCACCACTTACACGGAATTGGTTCTCAATCTGGTCGAATGTAGTCGTATCTAGGATGTCAGACACTGCGATTTCGTCATTGATCTTACGGGTAGTGTAAGTAACCCCATTATAAGCCCCCGACTGACTGTAATAGAATGGAACCCACAAGCGGCGTTGGAAATGGACTCCCCAAGGCGCACCGGGTTGGTGTATAAAGCCGCCACCTACGCTGAACCTGCCTCCAAACTCAAAAAACAGCGAGGATGTGGCCGTATTGTAGTTTCCTACTGGCGCATACCATGTGATCGTTGTCGTTGTGGCAGAGACAACCTGATACTCATTCCCAACCATTACTGACAGCTCAGTAATATCCGTTGCACGAACAATAATGACGTCCCCAGCCTTAACAGTTACATTCCCAGCGACCGTCGCTGTCACCAACCCACTTACGACGTCAACATTGCCTTCGTCAATGCTAAATGACTGCGGTTGAGTATAGGCTCCACCGGGAGATAGCGTGAACCCGTCAGTGGCAGTGGCAACCGCAGATCCAAACGGAGTGCTGACGGTTATGCCTGCCGCTAAAAAGGTGAACGTGTCTTGGTCAACTACCGTGGCAACCGTATATGTCCCGTTGGGAGGTGTCCCGGTAGTAAGCCCCGCAATTGTAATCGAGGTTCCTACTACTAGCCCGTGTTCACGCAGATTCACCGTGACAACGGTGTCTGGACTTGCCGTGGCGTCTGAACTGGCAGAGACGATTGCCCGTCCGTTTGGATACCACTCCAAGGCTTGTTGTCCGTCACGGAATAGCATCACCTTGTCAAACACCTGAATCATGTCAGTGTCAGCACCAATAGCGTCTCCAGCAGGATACGGGATGTCGGTAATCGCATAACCATCCATGTCGATCTTCTTGGCAACAGTATCAAGCGCAATAATCACATACTCCTTGTTGCTGTCGTTTGGATCGCTGAACAAGCAGGAGGCTCGGACATTGGCACTTGCGTCGTCGTTGATTGCCATCTGGGATACCGTCCCAGTAACGTCAGCAGGAGGTGTGGTTACACCCGCAATCGTGTAGTCTAGCGTGTTCGCATCAAAGTAGGTAAGCACAAAGCTGCCGTTAAACGATGCGTCAAGGTCGGCAATCGTGGCCAGGCCAGAATCCGCCGCGACAAAGCCGTGAGCAGTAACGGTAAGGCGAACAGTCCCCGTAACCGGAATTGTGACATTGCTAATCGTCTTTGGCGTATCAATCAGTAGGAAGGGTAGCTGCAAGGGAGAACCTCCCGTAGTCAACGCACCTGTTCTGCTCACCACGTTCTTGCGCGGCTTCCAATACCCCTCCATGCGCCCATTCAAAGACTCCCTTACCTCCCCCTCTTGGAGTTGGTTAAGCTGAAGCCTTTGGTTCACGCTCACAAACCCACGATCAGCGTCTTCGCCAATCGCAGCATCCATCGGGCTACCACTCTGGGCAAACTGGGACATTACGCGTAGTAGACAACCACCACACCGGATGTGAGAACCACGGAACTGAAGTCACCGCCAATACCCAAGCCCGCAGGGAGGGTAATAGTCTGCAACCTCGATGCACCCGTGATGCTCCCGGACGAACTCGCCACAGTAGCCAACACGGCGTCATTGACCACCTGGATCCAGCGGATCTTGCCAGTGTAAGTAGTTGCCGCAGTGGAAAGCACAATGCCCCCGCCTTGGCCTTGAAGGTCGTAACTAATCGGACTCGCCATAATTATATTAATGTATCACCACAGCAACACGCAATGGTTCACGCGCAAAGTAACACATTACACATCCTTGTCAAGCACATTCATTGGTAGCAGTGGCTATACGACTCTCAGCAATCTTCATGTATTCCTCATCACGCTCCACGCCGATGAATTGAAAGCCTTCCAGCACCGCAGCCTTGCCCGTGCTACCACTGCCCATGAACGGGTCAAGCACGATACCCTCAGGAGGTGTAACGAGCCTACATAGGTAACGCATCAGGTCGGTGGGTTTCATCGTCGGATGCGTCGAGCCTTCACGATCCTTCTTGCTTGCCTTGGAGCAGTAAAAAAAACGGGCGGCGGAGCCACTGTCTGAATAGCTACCAAAAACCTCACCCTTGCCAAAAGTTCCTTTTTCTGTGTCGTGAATACCCATGCCTGAAGCATTTTTGTATAAGTGAGGCTTGCTTGCGCCAGTCATCGGAAACAACCCCACCACCTCATCGCTGCCATCGTGGATCAGGTTGGCTGGCCAGCGGCCTTTGCCCAAATCAACAATGTCGCAGGCCCCGTTAATGCCATTACCATAGATGCCGTTGCTGTCACCCTTAGGAGGATTGCCTTTTGCCGTGCCTCCATCAGTCCCCACCCTGCACCCGTCCACATTGATCGCCCCAGTCCCATGCTCCAGCACGTTCGCAGCTACCGTCTTCTCGCCGAGAGGCTTGCGCGCCACGGTGATCGGCTCTAGCGCAGGCTTCAGCGCAGTGCCCCAGCCGGCCCACTGCTGCGCTTCGGGGGTGGCAGGAGCGGTGATGGAGCACTCAGCGGCTGGGTCGTGCAGGTCGGCATACACGGCATTGGTCCGGCCGTTGTCGGCCATGGAGTAGCCAGGTTGGCCGATCTTGCTGCCAACCACCTCCCGCTCTGCCCCCGCCGCCTTATCAATCGCCTTCGACACGTCCAGCGACTTCGGAAAACCCGAGCCATACACCCACGCGATCATGTCGCGGATCTCGAAGCCCGCATCCTCGATCTGCACCGCCATCCGGTGCTGCGTCCTGGTGCCCGCGAATGCCAGCAGATGCCCGCCCGGTTTCAGCACCCGCAATACCTCGGCCCACACGTCAACCGTCGGCACGTCGTAGTCCCATGCCTTGCCCATGAAGCTCAGCCCATACGGCGGATCCGTTACGCACGCATCCACGCTGCAATCCGGTAGCTCCCGCAGCCGCTCCAGGCAGTCGCCGTGCAGCAGTTCAATCATCGCTCCACCTCCGCCAGCGCCAGCAGCGCGTCTCGGTGCTCATCACTCAGCAGCTGGTGGATCACAGCCGGGTCAGTCTCGCCCGCCAGCTGGTGGCTCAACCGATCAGCCAAGTTGCTCAGTGCTTCGCGGATGCTGCGGCCAATTTGGAA